AGTTGTTTTAGTTATTTTGTATTTTTCATATATTTCAGGTAATTCTTTTTTTAAAAGTTCTTCGTTTATTGTTTTTTTTGTTGTTTCTGTTTCGTTAACGTGTGTAATAGCAAAGTTTTCAAGTTGGTAATTTTTAATATATTTTTTTTTGAAAATGTCAAAAATTTTTGTTTTTAGTTCTTTGTTTTGTTTTTCTTTTTCATTTAATTCGTAAACGCTTGTTTTGAATTTTTTAATTAAATTTTGTAAATCTTCACCGTAAAAATATCTATCTCATTCATCATTTGTTAAAATATCATTTTTTAGTTTGTATACCAATTTTTTGAATAATTCAATTCTTTCAATGATTTTTTGGCAATAGTCAATATCTTTTTTAAATTCAATTATTTTTAAATTGTTAACGCAAAAATTTAAATCGTATTTTTCAGGGTTGTCAATGTCTTCATATGTTGTACCATTAAAAAAGTTTTCAGGGCGTTCGTATAGATATGCTAAACAAGAGCTTAAATTTAAACAATACATATAAAATTGTATTTGCGCGTTATAATATTCTAAATCTGGTACCCCTGAAAATGTTTTTATTTCTAATATATATTCATTTATATTGTTTTTAGCGTAACCATCTAAATTAATTCTTGTACCAATATCAGAATTAGTATATTTTTCAATAATAAAACACTTTTTAAAGTATTCGTCTTTTGTACCTTTAAATTTTTTATTAGCGTGTTCTAATATCAAAGGTTCCATAAAATTACCGTATTGAGTATATTCGTTTTTATCGTTTTCTTGCGTCGTCAAACCAGCTTTAAATTTTGCAAGATCTATAAAACTTTTGTTGTATTTGTTTCCTAATCCCATTATTATAGGTATGTCGCTACCGCCAATATATTTTTCTCTTTCGCTTGTTATTTTGTTTAAACTCATTTAAAAAACTCCTATATAATTTATTTTAGTTTTAAAATGTAATGTTCGTTAAATAATTCATCTAGTGTATTTTCTTTAAAAAATGTATTTCTTATTAAAAGAATTTCTTTTAAAGTAAAATTTCTTTTTAAATTTAATTTGTAATATAGCGTTTCTGGAGTAATATTTAAAATAGCAGCTATATTTTTATATTTTATTTTTTGTTCTGCTATTTTTTCTTTTAGAATTTTAAAATAAATTTTTTTTTCTATTTTTGTAACCCCCTTTTATATATTAATATTAACATATGTTTTTTTACTTGTCAAATTTTAAACCCTTTAAAAATCTATGTTTTAAATTTCTATGTTTTTACCAAAATTTTAATTTCTAAACGCCGTTGATTTGTGATAATTTCACAAAAAAAAAAACTACAAAATTACAATTGTTTGTTTGCAGCTGCAAATATCAACTAAATCAAAAAATATATGTATTAATTTTTTTAATAATCAGAAAAAATTGTTATAATTAATAAAAAATAAAAAAATGAGGTAAAAAATGGATATAGGTACAATATGCAGCGTAATAATTGCTTTAGTTGTTACTATTAGTTTGGTAATAGAGTTAAAAAAAATAAAAAAAGATTAAAAAGTGTGGTTACAATAGAAAAACAAATATATTTTTTTAAAGACAACGAAGAATATAAAGATTTTGAAAAAAGTGAAGAATTAAAAATAAATACAAAAAAATGTTTAAATAAAAAAGATATTTTGTGTTATTTGACAAATATAATAACTGGTAATGTAAAAGAATATCGTATTTTAGGAAGCGGTAAAACAACAAAAACATGTGCTAGCATAAACGACAAATTAAAAGCAATCGATTTAATAAACAAAATCAAAGGTTATTATAAAAATAACGTTAAAGAAGAAAAAAGTTTTGGGAGATTAGAAATAATTAATAATTTAGAAAAAACAAATGATTAAAATTAATAAAATAGAAATAAAAAATATAATTTGTAAACATTTTTGGGATTGTTTTAACGTTAAAACACAAAATCAAATATATTACGGCGGGAGAAACTCGACAAAAAGCTCTTATATATCTATTAAAATAGTTTATAACTGTTTATTAAATAAAGACTGTTCTGCTGTTGTGTTGCGTTCTAATCAAGTTTATTTAAGAAAAAGTGTTTACCATGAAATTAAACGCGCTTGCGCTCGTTTAGGGTTAATTAAAAACATTGATTATAATAGTCAATTATCTCCTATGTCAATAAAGTTTAAAAACGGTAATATAATTTATTTTTGCGGGGGTGAAGATTACGAAGCATTAAAAGGTATTATTTCTGAAACAAGTCTTATAAAAATGGTTTGGTTCGAAGAGTTAACGGGTTTTAAAGACGAGGAGACTATTAGACAAATAAAAAGTACTTTTACAAGAGGTAATAATGACTGGTTTATTTCTTTTTATTCTTTTAACCCTCCAAAAAATAAATATCATTGGGTTAATAAATTTATTGAAAGTAAACAAAACAATAAAGACTATTTAATTCGCAAAAGTACATTTTTAACAGTCCCACGCGAATGGGTTGGTGAACTAGCTATAAAAGAAGCTGAAGAATTAAAGAAAAATGATTTAAAAATGTATGAATGGATTTATTTAGGTGAAGTTGTTGGTGTTGATGGTTTAATATTTAATTATGATTTTGTCGAAGAAGTTGGTGAAGACTATTTAGAAAAGAATAGAATAAGAATTTTACGTTTTGATATAAGCACTGATAGTGGTCATTTGTCGTCTGCAACCTCAAGCATTGCTATAGGTTACGGTTCTGATAGTAAAAATTACTTGCTTGATATTTATTATTATTCGCCAAAAGACAAAAGTGTTAAAAAATCACCCTCTGATTTAAGTAAAGAAATTTTTAACTTTAAAATAAAAAATTGTATTAAATATAAAACAAATGTAAATTTAGAAATTCTTGATAGCGCCGAAGGTGCTTTGAGAAATCAATATTTTAAAGATTTTGGTATAAGATTAAAACCCGTTAACAAAGGCAAAAACAAGAATGAATTAATTGATTACACATATAACTATTTAAGTAAAAAGAATTTTAGAATATTAAACAATAAAAATAATGAAATATTTAAAAAAGAGTTAAAAAACTACAGTTGGAAAGGCAAAGAAACTCCTGAACCTGATAAAACAGAAAAAAAGGTCGAAAGTTATGAAAATTTGTTTAATACTCATAGCAACAGCTATATAACAAGTTACGCTGATCATAGTGTAGACGCTTTTCAGTATTGGGTTAAAGAAAATTTAAATATATTAGGGTTAAAATAATAATTTTGCAGCTGCAAAAGGGTGGTAAAATGTCAATTTATACAAGTATAAGCGAAGTTTTAAGCAAGCAAGGCTTGAATGCTCCTATAGGTAATATTTATGATTTAATACAAACTTGGATTGAATGGTATAGAGGTAACGTTAACAATTTTCACAATTACACCATAAACGTAGCTGGTGTAACTAAGAAAAAAGAATTAAAAACTATGAATACAGCGAAAAAAATTTGTGAAGATTTTAAATATTTAATGTGGGGTACTCCTGCAAGTATTACATTAGGTAAAAAAGAGGAAACTATTAAATTATTTAATATTTTAGACAATAGAATTAATAATTTAACTACTAATATAGGTGTTTTTATCGAAAAATGTTACGCAATAGGTACAGGCGTGATAATAGAAACACCTACAAAAGATAACGGCGCCGAATTAGAATATATATATGGTGATAGAATAATCCCTTATAGTTACAACAATATTTTTATTAATGGCTTTTGTACTATTTCAAGGTTTAAAAAACTAGAAAAAGGTAAAGAAATATACAATAATATTTTAACTTTTCATGATTATAATAATAATTTATACAAAATGCATAAAGAATTATATAAGTCAGAAACTCCTAACATTTTAGGTAATATTTATGATTTTAATAAAGAATACCCTAATGAAATAAGTGAATATGAATATATTACATATTACCCACCTTTCCAAATATACAAACCTAATATAGTTAATAATTATGATTTAGATAGTCCTATGGGTATATCTATTTTCGCGAACAGTATAGACCGCTTAAAATCTATTGATGAAAAGTATGATAGTTTTTCAAAAGAGTTTGTTCTTGGTAAGCGTCGCGTAATTGTTGATAGTAGCACATTAAAAAGCAGGACTGAAACAGACACCGAGGGTAATATAAATTTAGTACAATATTTTGATACTAACGACGAGGTTTTTGTAGCTGTTAACGGTAGCGAAGAACAACCTATAACACAAATTGATTTTGAAATTAGAAGCAAGCAACATATTGAAAGTATCAACGCTGATTTAAATTGGTTAGGTGTTGGGTTAGGTTTAGGTAGCGGTTTTTATAATTTTGAAAATAGAAGTTTTAAAACAGCAACAGAAATAACAAGCGAAAACAACGACGC